TCGGGGCGCTCTCTGGAGTAGTCCAGGCTGAGGCGATCATCGGCAAGTCGGAGCTGATCGGGTTCGCTGCAATCTCAGCGACCCTGACGGCATCGAGCGTGCTGCCTGCCGGAACGATGGGCAACGCGACCCCGATCGGCTTGATCAAGCCGATTGCGGGCACCCTGACGGGGGTGGCAACGACCACGGCGGTCATTGTTGGGGATGGGACGCTCTCCTCGACAGTGCAGGGTATCGGTTCCGCGAGCGGCACCCTGATCGGGGCGGGCATCCTTGCTTCGACCATCGCCGGGGAGGCGACCGCGAGCGGGGCGATTGTCGGTACGGGCAGCCTCGTCGGATCCTCTCAGGGTTCTGCTACGGTCCTTGGCGCTCTCAGCGGCCTGGGGGCGCTCTCTGGGCTTATCCAGGGTGTTGCGACCGTCTCAGGCAGCTTCGCGGCAGGAGTTTCGCTCTCAGGGACGATTGCCGGGGCTTCCACGATCTCCGGTGCGCTCACCGGAATCGGGGCGCTGGCGGACACCATTCAGGCTGGGGCGACTGTCCCTGCTGCGGACCTTGCTGGGATCGCGATCATCGGGGGGAAGGTCTACGGCCTTGCCGTTGTCGGAACGACCACCCTGGTTGCGACGGGCGATCTGTCGGCGCTGGTTCTTGGATCCGCTACTGTTAGCGCGGAGCTGTCGTTTGATTCCCTCCCTCTTGGCGCGGACACGGATCTTTTTGGCTCCAAAAACACCAGGACGGATCTAGTGGCGACGAAGAAAACGCTCGCGGAACTTGCCGCCTCAAAAGACACACTGATTGCGCTATCGGCCAGCTCTGATATGAGTGTAGGACTTAGCGCCAGTTCGGAAGGGAGTATCGACCTCGGAGGCACCAAAGCCTAATGGCGAAGACAGACCAAAACGCGACTGTGTACCGAGGCAACCGCAAGGTTCTGCGCTACACCGTCACCGACGAAGACAACGCAAATGCGGCGTTGGACATCACAACGTATACGATCCGCTGGGCGGCTACGCGAACGGATGCGTCGGGCAACCCCATTGAGTCGGGTGCCGTCATCGACCTGAACACCACGGACGATCCGAGCCAAGTAGTCAAGACCACGCCGCTTAGTGGGATCGTGGATGTGACGCTCCTGGAGGCCGACACCACGAGTCTCACCCCTGGCACTTACTACATCGAACTCGAAGGTGTGGACGCCAGTGCTAACAGCGAGGTGTTTGCTGTTGGAACGCTGACCATTGAACCCAACATCGACAATGCCTAGTACGCCCACGACCGGAGCATCTGGTAACAGCTACGCAAACATCGCCACGGCGGATACCTACCTAGACGATTCCGTCCGGGCGGGTCTGAGCTGGAAGGCTGTCGATAGCGACACCAAGGCGCGGTCGCTGATCACCGCTACGTGGCTGCTCGACAAGCAGTGCTTCATCGGCTCGAAGACCGCATCGTCGCAAACGCTGGAGTGGCCCCGCACGGGTGTCACGGACGCTGACGGCAACGCGGTGGCCGACGACACGGTGCCTACCGGGATCATCAACGGCTGCATCGAGCTGGCCTATGAGCTGTCGCAGGACTCGGAGTTGGAGACCTCCAAGAACACTGGCAGCAACGACAAGCGATACCGCGCTGGCAGCGTCGAGATCGAGTATTTCCGTCCTGGCGGCGTGCTGGGGACGGACGGCATCACGCGCTTCCCGGTGGTCGTGATGGAGTGGATCCGCGAGTACCTGTGCGGCAACACCAAGGGCACGCCTTCGGCCTTCGGTACTTCGGACACGTCACAGTTCGACAACTGCGACACCTACGACCTGGATGAGCCCCTGTCCTGATGGGTAACAATCTATTCGGAGCACGCATCGCGGAGAAGGTAGGCAAGGCCCTTGGGCCGAGCCTGCTGCCGATGCTGTTGAAGAAGACGACTGTTCGCCCCGTGGATCCCTCGAACCTTACGGGGCCGCAGCCTTCGAGCACGCGCACCTACACCTGTCGCGGCATCCTCGACACCTACGATACCAGCCGCACGCCGGGCACGGCGATTCAGCAGGGATCGCGAGTCGTGCTGATCCTGGGCAGCACGCTGCCGAACAACATCGTGCCTGAGCCCGATGATCGCGTAGTGATCGAGGGCCAGACGTTCGAGATCGTGGGTCCGGTTGAGCGCGACCCGGATGCGGCGACCTACACTGCTGCTGTGAGGGCCTGATGGAAGACGACGAAGAACGGATGGAGGGGCTGCTGGCGGCAGCAGCTATCAGCTTCCGCCGTCGGTTCCTTGAGACGGTTCAGCAGATCACGGACAGCGTGACGCTGGCGCAGCTCGAAGATCTCTTGTCCGCGGGCCGTTATGATGAGGCGTTGGTCGTTGCTGAGATCGCGGCAGCCAACCTTGGAACCGCTTATTCCATGTCGTTCTTGGCTTCGGCTGACGACACCATGCGGTTCATCGCAAACTCGATCAACGTGATTGTGAACTTCGACCGCACCAATGAGGGGGCTGTCGATATGATGCGGCGTAACCAGCTTCGCCTTGTCAGAGAGTTCACTCGTGAGCAGCGACTCGCCACTCGATATGCGATGGTCGAGGGCATCGCGCAGGGGCTCAACCCCCGCCAACAGGCGCTCCTGTTCCGCCAGACCCTTGGGCTTACGCGCCGACAGGCGCAGGCCGTGCTGAACTACCGCAGACTGCTGGAGGCGGGAGACGCGGCTGCGCTCCAGCGGGCGCTGCGCGACCGTCGATTTGATCCCAGTGTGCGAGCTGCTGTATCGGGTGAGCGCCCGCTTACCAGCGATCAGGTGGATCGTATGGTGGCTCGCTATCGCGAGCGGTATATTCGCTACCGGAGCGAGGTGATCGCCCGCACGGAGGCCCTTCGATCCGTCCACGAGGGGGCGCAGGCGGCGTATCGGCAGGCCATCTCAGAGGGCGTATTGGACGCGGACGAGCTGGTGCAGGAGTGGATCACCGCCACGGACGAACGGGTGCGAAACTCGCATTCATTCATGCACGGCCAGCAGCGCCCTATCGGCCAGCCTTTCCTGTCCGGTGCGGGCAACCTGATCCGATATCCGGGAGACATTGACGCTCCGGGATCGGAGACAATCCAGTGTCGTTGCGTTCTGACTACTCGATTCGCTATGGATGCCGTTCCGGCTGAAGCCTGATGGATAAAAAGTCGTTCAAGCCCCCCAAGGGCGTACAGAGCAACGCCAAGCGTGGCCTGGAGATGCGCGAGAGGTACGGTCGAGGCGGCCTCTCGACCCAGGAAGCGGGCCGTCAGGGCATCCGGTCGGGCGTGGCGCGGGCTCGTGATCTTGCCAACGGCAAGAGCCTGTCACTGGCGACCATTCGCCGGATGCGGGCCTTCTTCGAGCGTCACGAGCGTAACAAGGACAGTCGCACGGAGTCGGGCGAGCCTGGAGCTGGCATGATTGCTTGGCTCCTGTGGGGTGGGGATGCTGGTCGCCGCTGGGCGAATGGCGTGCTTCGCCGCGAAGGGGTTTTGAAGTTCTGTCACGAAGGTCCGCGAGACGTTCGCCAAGCTCCCGGAGATCCTGATGACTTCTTTACAAAGGATGCCGCTAATAAAGAATCAGATTGGACAGACTTGATTGAGGATGGTATAGTGGTATCTACTACGGATGGAATGACGGACTCATTTCAGCTCAACTGCGAAGTCGCCAAGGTTCACGACGAGCTTGGGCTCGTCTTTGGATGGGCTATCATCTGCAAGGAAATGGGCCAACCTTACTTTGACCTCCAGGGTGATCATATCCCGGAGCAGTCAATGTTGAAGGCCGCGACCAACTTTGCCAAAGGCGCACGAGTCGCCAGGGAGATGCACGTTTCCGGTGATCGCGGAACCGTCGTCTTCATGCTCCCGTTCACTGAAGAGATCGCCAAGTCTCTGGGGATCCAGGATCCTGACCGAACGGGCCTGATTATTGGCATGGCCCCGGACGCCGAAATGCTTGAGAAGTTCAAGTCGGGTGAGCTTCGGGGTTTCAGCATTGGCGGCAAACGAATCAAGGACGTTCCTGCATGACTGAGCAGCGCATCATGGAGGAGTTTGAGTTGGAGGAGATCAGCGGTGTTGATTTCCCGGCTCAGGCTCATGCCAAAGTGACGATCCTCAAGCGTTACTCAGACGACGAGGACGAGGACGAGGAGAAAAGTTACGACTACGATGACGAGGAGGAGAAGGGCTACGACTACAAAGCCGAAGATCCTCCTGGCACGGGTCGTCGTGGCAGCGACCGCAACCCCGAAGGTTCTGCAAGTGATTCTCGCGGCGGCATCTCGATCAGTGATTCCGTCGAGACGGCCCTCAAGAACAAGGTCAGCGGCCACAACGAGGGCAGCGACCGAAAGGTCACGCTTGGGATGCTGAAGGCGGTCTACCGCCGGGGTGCTGGTGCGTACTCGACCAGCGCCCGCGCCCAGTCGCGCAACCAGTGGGCGATGGCTCGTGTCAACGCCTTCCTCCATCTGGTCAAGACGGGCTCTCCCAAGAACTCGAAATACACCACGGACAACGATCTGCTTCCTAAGGGGCATCCTCGTGCTGCCAAGGGCGAGGAGACGATGAAGCGCCTTCCGGCCCCCAAAGAGGGTGAGTCGCGGGCTGACTTCGTTGGCCGCTTCATGGCTGACGAGGAAGCTCGTAAGGAGTTCCCCGACGAAGCACAGAGGACTGCGGTTGCCAATCAGCAGTTCCGAGCAGAGCGCACGCAGAAGCGAGCATTCCACCTCCTCTCTGTTGTGAATGGTCACTCTCACCTCATCCATGTGGATGCGGAAGGTGGTCAGAGCACTCACGATTACGCCCCGGATGATGAGATGGGTCATCACCATCCGTGGGTATTGAACGAAGACGGGAGTATTACCATTGGCATGGCCGATGGACATACTCACGAAGTAGGCATGACCCAAATGTCTGATTCTGATTCCGCCGGTCCTGATGCCGGTTCCAAAGGTCGAACTGAGGAAGAAACCATGACCAAACAAACCGATGCCGTCAGC